CCTTCTGAAACCGCTTTAGTATATCCTATTAAATCTGCATCTTCTATTTTAGTAGTTCTTGATTTTCCTAATTCTGTTTTGTAAATCTGTCTAAGCCAAAAATGCTGACAATTACCTCCGCCTTTGTACTTTAGGATATCATATTTTAATGCACCTTTAGGTCCCCAACCTATATTTCTTTTTTGGTTTTTAGAGTAATAATAATCGTTTACAACTTTACCTGACATGCTTACAATATCTTCTTTTCTGTAAAGCTTTTTAGCACCCATCATTTGTTTGCAAAATGGTCTTTCTTGTCCTGTTTTGTTTACTAAAAAATTATCTTCAGCATATACATATCTAACTCTAAAATAATCATAAGTCTTTTTAGATATTCCATCCTGCTCAGATTTTCTTCCAGGTAGTGCTTTCCCTGTTGAAGCTAATTCTATCTTTTCAGCAGCAGCATCATTTAAAACTTCTTCAAAATTAAAGTCAGCGTGTTCATCACCTACTTTTTCTTCATCTACTAATTCCCACTCTTCAGGTATATCTTCACCAAATTCATCAATAAATTTTGCAAGTTCTGTTGCTGAAGAATGGTCTTTACAAGCCATGTAAACAGTTCTACCCTCATATTCGTGTGGATGATACCCCTCACACCCTAAAGTCTTTGCGTGAGCTTCAGCTTCTTCTATTGTGCTAAATACTGGCTTCCCATCTATATTGCCTACCTTGCTAAAATCTTCTCTAATCTCTACATCTAAAGGTTCAAGTCCTAATTCATCTCTTATTTCTTGCTCAGTCATTACTCCTTTCAAGTCCTCAGAAGTAAACTCTAAAGTAATTGGTTTAAGCTGAACAAAGTTTACAGGCATATCCATATCATTAACTTGAAAGATTTTTCTAAGCTTTTTTACTATTTGATCTTGAAAAGGTTTAACTACAGTATTTAGATAAAAATTTGCTGCCGAGTTAAGTTCATCTACATTAGAGCCAAGTCCTGTATCGTTCTTAATACCCATTAACATAGGTGAAGTTACCCTGTGTCCTGATAAAATGTTTTGAGTTAGTAATTCTTGAAGTGCAATATATTGCTTATCTAAATCAGCAGGACTTATCGCATTAACTTCAGGTGATCTAGTCTTGTCATCTGAAAAAGTCAATACAAACTTTCCTGCATTATTTTGTCCAGTAAATTTTTCTGTAATACTTTGTTCTATCTGAAATCTCTCTTCCTGCGTTGGAATACCATTTGAGAAATTAATCATAAAAGAACCTGAAAATCCTGAACTTATGTTGTTTAAGTGGTACTCGCTAATTCTGGAGTCTATAAGGCTCCAATTTGTGCAAGACACCCAGTCAGGTGTATAGTAAGAGTTCATGTTAGGACTGTAAAGACCAGAATACATTAACTGATTTGCACAGGTTCTATCATTAGCATTAAAAGCAGGTACATAGTGAGGTTTGTTTTGTCTAGTGTTACTCCAGTCTGCTGAGATGTAATAACCTTTAGTTTTGCCAAATTCATCAGGTCTAGCGCATCTAACCTTAGAAACATCTACATGGTATATCTCTGCTATTTGTGTCCTGTCTTTAGACCAAACTATATTTAAAGCAAAAGCACCCTGAAGCTTAAAGTCAAAAGCTAACTTCTTTATTACTTCGTGTAAGCTCTCATTACCATTAGCTCTATTCATAAAGTTTTGAAGTCTTATCCTTGCTTCTTCATTTCTATCTTCTTCATCTTCTATTATAAGATTCTCACCTGCTACCATTTCAGCAGTTGCATTTACGATTGCAGAAGTTATTGAGCTTGAATAGTATAAGTCTATAATAAACTGCGGATATAAGTTTCTCCAATCTTCAGTGCCGTACTCTATCCAGTCTTTACCTCTTACCTCTGCAACAGCTGGAGATGTACTTGTTTCTAAATTAATATTAATGATGTTATCTTTCATAATTATTGTTGTGGTTCTACATTATCTCCATTTGCATCTATACTGTAACCTGCAAACCCGTGCACACATTTAGTAGGTGTTAAAGCATGAGCTCCAAAGTCTATATGTTCAGTAGTCATTATATCGTAAAATACGCCATCATAATAAACAGGTGGCGTTATTACATGACCATCAGGGTCATAAGTTCCAGGTGTTTCTACTATTTTGCCCATGTCTACTATTGCTTGTGTTGCACTAGAGTTTGTTGTGAGTTGTTGACCTTCAACCTCTACTACCTGAGTAACTCCTTTATCTAAGAAGTCAGCATCAGCTTGTGCTTTATTATCGTATTGTAGTTTGTATATATTCATATTAAGTAGTTAATGCTAATAATTGAGCATCTGTTAAAATTGTATCATAAACTTGTATCTGTTTTATTTTACCATAGAACGGCCATTGATTAGTAAACCCAATATAATTAGATTCAATTTTATCCCAATTATTTGCAATAGTTCCTGTTGTTGTTGAAGTTGTTATCTCAGATCCATTTACCCAAAACGCTGAATCTCCACTTTTGTATTTTGCTGCTATTTTAAAATAACCTGATGGCTGGGTTGCTCCTGAAGTAATTATAAGCCAAGTGCTATTAAACTGAATACTCAACCATAATGTTGTGCTGCCAGATGCACCTATGGTAATCCAGTCAGTATTACCATGTCCTATTGATATATTAGCAAAAGCTCCATCATAAAGCAATTCCATCTCTAAAAAGAAAACACCCTCAGTTTGACCAATTAAACTTGACAACCCTGATTTTGAAAATATAGTCCTATTCCTAGTTACTGTTGCCCCTGAAGTTGGGATATAACTTGTGGTTTCTACTTGAGAGCTGGCAGGTATTTCTTCTAATTGAAGTCCCCATAAATAAAAAGTTCCTGTTCCAGGAGTAACATATCTGTAATATATTCTTACGCTAGTTGTAGCAGCATCAGTTGTAAACGAACTACTGATTCTAGTCCAAGTAGAGCTATTTGTTAATGGATAAAAGTCAGTCTGAGAAATAAGAGTAGTAAAATTATCTAAACTTATTGCATAGTATTTCATTTGTGTTGCAGTACCTCTTTTAGCGTAAAATGAAAATGTGTAAGTTGTACTGGCAGCAAGAGTAACATTAATAAAACTATAAGCACTTGTTGATTGCACTTCCATTGTATTAGCAGTAGTAGTGCCATCAGGAGCAACAGCAGTGTCAGCATTAAATATAAAACTGTTTCCGCCCCATCCACCATTTGGCAGACCTGTGCTATAAGTAAATAAATTAGTTCTTTGAGGTTCTACTAAAAAACTTGGACAGCTACCATCTGTATAGTCAAGTTGAGGTTCGTTAATTGCCACAGATTCTATTACACCTACTGAGTCTACTCTTGTAGCAGTTGTAGCTCTTGTAATATCTAAATCTGCTAAACCTGAGTCTGGTTTAATACTATAAAGAGTTCCTGCTTTACCTGCATTAGCAGTTGTAATTATTTTAGCATCATCTAATAATGTCATGATATATCATTTAGAGCGGTTAATATTTCTGTTAAACAAGTTGTGCTTGCAAAAGTGCCGCCATCATTTGAAACTCTTGCTTCAAAGTCTGAAATCATAGTGCCAATAGCTCCGCCGCCACCGCCACCTCCACCAGCTTTGATGTTATTTAAACTTATGCCTAATTTAAGTGATAGCATATCTTATGTAGTAGGACCTTCGTGATAACCTATTCCAATACCACTTGTAAGAGTTATTGCGGTTATATTCATCAGAAGTGTCGTTCCCGCCGCTAGTGTCGTTTGAAGAGCTGCTTCACCAGTTGCATCTGCTACTGTAATTGAAGCTACAACACTTTCAACTGGAAAGTAAACACAATACCAGTCTTTGCTAGTTTGTGCTGCTGTTGTAAATATTTCAGTTCCACCGTTTTTACCTAATTGCTCTGTTAAGAGTTGTTGTACATTTTCTATTGCCATTTTTTATTTTTTATTGTCCATAATATATATAATTTGTACCACTAGGCTCTTGCCTTTGTGTATATTGTACTTGTGCTGATCCTGCTTTATCTGCTACATACATTTTGCCTTTAGTTACTAAACCCTGAACTACGCCATGAGTAGGGCCTACTGGCAATACATCATTCTCATTAATAGGTGCGTTTCCTGCACTAATAGCTACTGCACCTGTCCAACTTACTTCATATACTTCATATTTCCAAAACCCTGATGGTACAAAGTTTACTTTACCAGTATAAACATCAGGTGTTGCATTATAATCAAATACAAACTTTGTATATCTATCATAGATTAAATGAACTGTTGAATAAGCATACTGAACTGACTTATCCATGTCATTAGTGAACTTT